TAGCAGGACGATTATGAGTACCTACGTTAAAGTGAGTAACATAGATTGGCCTGTCAGGCTTCTGCAACCCTACCCCACAATAACCGCCACCCCCATCAAAGAAGTAGAGGTCTCGGCCATCTCCGTGGTCCCATCCCCATCTCGAGAAGAGCCAATCAGGTTCGGCTTCGCCGTCCTTCCATATCTTACCCCTATGCCAATTATTACCTACAAGATCTGCTCGATAGTCGTTAGAGCCATACTGAAGCCTAACCCAAAGAGTATCCCCTTCTTGAACATTAGTTATTTCAGGGATATTATTAACCGTTAACATTACCCAAGGCTGGCTATGGCCCCACTTCCTCTCCCTCAGCGTCGATCGTAGCTCCATCTTACCATCATTGAACATCCTCATTTCTAGTAACGAGATAGGCCGAGTAGGGTCATTCCCATAGAAATTATAACCTAAGCAATTCATAACAGAGAATAGGTGTTCACCGGCTACACCATCAAACCCTACAATAACTCTCGTCCTAACATCAGCGCATCTCCAAAAGTATCTCGGTAATTGATTCTCTGGTGGGTTATACCATACCGTTGGGAAGGCTACACCACTAGGAGATTCGGTGTCCCTCCACACCTTAAGAGATTTCTTGGCTGTATAAGGCTCGTATACAATCTGTTGCTTATTATACTGTTCAGATGAGGCTTTCATCCATAGACCACTATACCAAGCTGGAGATTGACCACTGAAAGTATTGCCTATAGAGTAGGACTCGAAATTCTCATCATGATTATACTTTATCGGATAATACGCTTCTACTCCGTTGATACCCAGGCTAATGTAATCGAAGTATCTAGGAGCGGGATACCACTCTCCACTAGAGTTTTGGATATCAAAGCAATCAACCTTAAACTCCACGTAGCTGGCTTGAGAGATAGATCCATCTGAGACAGACAGGCTGTAAGGCGAGAAGGCAGCGGGTACTCCTTCCTCATCCCACCAAGACCAGACCTCTCCTCTACTTTCCATGTACAAGGAACTACCCTTAGCCTTCACCCTGATGTGCCAATATCGAGAGCTATCGTCGGCGGTTCTTTGTTTAGTCGTAACAGACCCAAGCTCTGTCTCTACACCACTAATAAATTTACTTATAATTATGTTCTTACTCTTAAAACTGTATTTGAATTGATAATATGTAGTTCCCACCTTCCTCAAGTGTATCGAGAAGTCAGAGTCGCCGAAGGGTATAAGTCGTATGTACAGATCAATATCAGCTGATGGAGACAAAACCGCGTATTGAGCAGCATCATGTTGCCCAGACTGATACTCCGTAATGGCTAACACTCGCTTACCGAAGAAACACTCTAATGGTCTAGGCTCACCTGTATATACTGACGCAGGAGAAGCCATTGACACAGCATAGGATGCCGGTAGTTTCCACTCTGTATTTGCGGTATTCACTGACCAATCTTCATAATGCCTATTCGCATCTGCATCGGTAGGATCTGATATCAATGCGTATGTATACTTTTCAGCAGAAGAAGATGAGTAACCAGGAACTTTTACGTCTTGTCCAAAGCTATTTCTGAAATACTTCTTATACGTACCCTCATCATACTGCCATCCAGACCACCAATTATTCCCACTAACCTTGGGGTCGGCGTCGGTCATGTTAGCGTCTGGAAGTGTTGGACGCTTATTAGTGTAAAGTATATTCTCTCCTATTTGACTGAAGTAGATAACAACACCTTCAAAGAAAAGATCAGAGCTCGTAGTGGTGAAGGAAGTCTTTATATAAGCAGTGTTAATGCTTACAACAACCCCAGGGTAACTGAGAGTGCTATGACCAGGACCGGCAGTTATTAATCCAGTATCAGCTATAGTGGACAATACTTGACGATTAGCATCTAGTGCCGTTATCACTACTCTTCCTTGCTCTGTACCAGCGGGTTGATACTTGTTCAGCACACCCACCATTATATCTAGCCTAATATCTTCCCTTTCCCTTTGGAATCTTCCCATTTGCAAAGAGATATTATCCGTAGTAGACAGCGTTCCACCACCAGGAGTTGTACATTTATAAACAACGGCTACCCCTATTGGCTTGAGCTTGTCCTTACCATACTTCCAAGGCTCTCCATCTTTTGTAGAAAGATTAAGCTGAACCCACTGCCCTGACTCTTGATCCCAACTAGTTTGCGAAGGCAATTCAAAATAGGGTGTGAAGTCTTCTATCGTATCTTTAGGATATGAGAGTACAACTTCCTTATTCTCTAAAGCATCAGCCCACTCTTGAGAGAGCCATATTAGGATTTCTTTAAGAGTCTGCGTAAAGAGAAAGTCAGAGAAGAGGGCGAAAGTAGCTACACTAAGAAACTTGAGCCTCAGGCCAAACTCTCCATCGAAGGGGATTGGGTCAACTGTTGCAGAGTATATATTATTCAAGTCAGAATAGTATGCCCCTAATACCTCACCTTCTGAATTAAATGCTATTATAATTGGACCTCTCTTAACAGGCATTAAATACTGTCTATTGACAAAGAGCTTAGAATCTCTAGTTGCTATTTCCAAGCGATGATCAGGGCCGAAGTCAACATAGTTTCTACTAAACGAGGGAGTGCCATCGAAACTTCCAAACAGTACAAAAGCTCCTTGAGGGTATTGTACTAACCCTGGAAGTTTGAAGGTGGTATTACTTACCATCTTCCCTTTAAAGTAGTCCCTTATCTTTGCCTCACGCCCAAACGTTATCCAATCACCTGTTATTTTATCCCGTACTCTCCAACCCGACCCATGATCAATCAAAGGTTCGTCGTGAGTATGATAATAAAGAATGCAGCTATCTACATTATTAGGACTTATGTAGTTGATAGGAGCTTTGTAGATAACGTTATTAACAGGAGACTCATAAACTGTAGCCCTAACCTTTGGATACTTCGCAGGCTGTAACTGACCAGCACCAGTACTCTTAAAAATGTTAACTACCTTATGCTTATCTAGATCTTCTGGCCAGCTAATACACTGCCCATCTACTGTTATAACAATGGTAGAGGGAGCTACTACACTTATGCCTTCATTTATTCCCGAACTCCAAGGGCCAAAGAACCCGTAAGCATTAACTGCCCTACACCAATAATAGTAAATGTAGCCTTCTAAGAGCTTTCCTATGTCAATGTAGCTCTGTCTATAGTCGGCGATACCTTCAGTTATCTTATCGGCTGTCAGCCTATTATTAATCTTAGAACGCCAGATTTCTATAGTTTGACCCGGATACTGATTCGCTACAGACCAAAATAACGTAATATTGTCGCTTACAGCGGCAGAGAACGCAGATATCGCAGAGGGAATATCGCCCCTAAAGGGTCTATACTTGTCAGAAGGAGGTCTTCCATAGAAGTACACCGACTCAAATACAGCGTCTTCGGAGTAAGCTCTAGCTTCTATTGCAAGCTTCGTTATTTGCTCTCCATCCCTACTCTCTTCTATTGAGAGGATTTCATATTTGATCTCCGATATCCCTGCCAGCTCAAAATCAACTGTAACAACGTCGCCTGCCTCCAGTTCAACATAAGAAGCATCTAAGGTGAATACAATATGGTCAGGATTCCTTCTTAAGGCCAAATGCTTGTCAGCAATAGACTGAGCTTCCCATTCGTTTGCCACAAACATTAAAGGGATCTCTTCTACTAATTCTGGCTCAAAGTGTCCTCTCTCTTCTAAGGGAACCTCTGCTACAACCTGATCTTCTTCTAGTTGGTCTTGCAAATTCTGAAACTTGGCTACAACTTTATTCAGTTTAGACTCATGTCCTCTATTGCGTCTAGAGAAGTTATCGTGCATGTGGGATACGGGAATTGTAGCTACAGATATCCTTCTAGCTTTAAGGATTACAGAGAACTTACCGAAGTTATATTTGAGGTAGGCACCACAACTCTCTAAGAAGTCAGAGATAATAGTGTCCCTGTCATCATTCGTGTCAACCACTCCATTACACTCGAAGCGTTTCTTGAAGGCCGTTACACCATCAATCTCCACTTCCACTTGTTCATTACAGAAATTAAATAACACTTCAAAAGAAGGGAGATCGATGTCATCAATCTTAAGAACACCACCACAGCCATATACACCATCCAGCAAATAATCGAGTAAGCACTCTGCTGGGCTAGTAGAGAACACACCCAATCCATCTCTATCAGCTTTAAATGCTGCATATCTAGCGGGAAACGTTGAAATAGGCAGAAGAGCACAAACCTTCTTACCCTTTATTACAAAGGAGAGATTGGTGGGGATACTTGTGAGACCTACCTCCTTACCATACTTAACCTCTACGAAGGCATAGGCCAGTCCAGGCATTACGTGCTTGCCATCATTGGGCCATATGTTAGGGAGAGTATCAGGTGGCAGACTTACCAGACGATAGAAGTTTTTGTCATCAGGAGACGAATGTCCTCCATAAGTGATGTCTCCTTGGGATACTAGCTGCCAATGTGTCCCAATATCAGCCTTAACCCAATCCATAATGCCTGTAGTGGCTGAGAATTGGTTTCTTATATCCCTAGGACAATAATGTTGTTGAGTGCATACTAGATGGGCGTAAACAAAGGATTCCTCCGGCTCTGTTATCACCCCACCACTATACTTCCACCAATCGTATACAATAACGACAGAATCTCCAGGCTTATACTCATAAGCATTAATGAAGATTGTTTTATTCCCGAAGTCATCCTCCTCAAAAGAGTCGTTAGTGTATCGCTCTATGGGGTGACGCATTTGATGATCGTGATCACTAGAATCAAACTTAGAATCAATACCATCCCATCTTAATAGGGCACCAGTGATATCATCTCCCCAGGAGGTTTTGTAGGTAACCCACTCATACGTTTCTTCTCCAGTAACGTCATTTACTACTGTCTGCCAACTCCCTTTCTGACTCTCTGGTACATCAAGGATAATACCACACCCCTTGACCCAACTATGCAACCTAGCGCCACTATAACGTTCCTTCTTAGTGTTAAGCTCTGTGTAGCCGGGAGTTGAATACTCTGCGGAGATATCTGTCAGATAGCTTCGATGTTTTATAACACCATCCACTACCTCCTTCCTTTCTCCTAACTGGAAGTTATCTTCTTGGAAGTCGGCCATCGCTTGAGAGAAGCCGCCATTCTTATAAGTTATAATCCTAACATTGCCTATGAGTTTCTCTAGTACTGTACCATCTAGCCGACTTCTAGCATCCGTTACTTTCCCGTCAGCATCTAGTGTTAGTTCATAATCCTCCCAGAGTATTGTATCGAAGGCTTCTATTGGTCCTTCACATAATGTTACCAGCATACCCAGCGTTTGGCTGTCGGTGGTTATATCACCAAAGGTAATACTTCCTGCAACCTTTCCATTCCCATATATTACAGGAATCTTATTAGCGGGGTCTGTTGGTATTCTTTGTTTAACACCGGGGTCTCTATTGACCCCAGGTATCCTCCTTGGAGGAGGACCGTCAGGACTGTCAGGAGCTAATAGCTCCCCAATAGCATAGGAAGCTACCAAATTGACAACCGTAACAATTATAAAGGGCACTGCACTTGACATTATCCCCTCTCCTCATTTTATGAATTTACGAAACATTATTGCTTCTTCTTCGAAGCCTAATCTTTCTAAAAGTCTCCTATGCGTCTCTTGTATAGGAAAGCTCAATATTGCATTAGAGAGATTTTGATAATGATTAACAGCAAATTTAATAAATCTATAAGCAATATTTGAGCCTCTGTACTTCTTCATTAGAAAGATACAATCCACAGAGAGAGCAAGGTTGCCTTGCCGATGATGAGGTGACCTAACAACCGGCATATAGCCGATAATATCATCACCATCCATCGCCACAAATAAGTCTAGGACACCGGCTCTCTCTAATGAAGCGTAGACCTCTTCGTTAACGCTTAGATTGTTAATACCCGCACTCGATGCGTGTTCCTCGAACATCTCTCTGCAAGAACTCATAACTTCGTCAACCCTACCCAACTCGAAAGTAACCATCTTATGAACCCCTATAGGCAACTTCTTTGCCAAATTCAGGAGCCCAAGAAGACAACGAAGCTACAAAGGCCATGGATCTGTCTCCGTTATTCCAGTATCTAAAGCTAGAATCACTAGTATACCTTCCAGCTTTACGTTCAGAAAGAACTTGCAACAAGCTTTTACAAGATATTTCTATAGTGGCTATGTTAGTTCCTTGAAAGTTTGAAATATCAAAGGAATAGCTGGCTCCTACACCCACCCACCTGATGAAGGGTAGATCAGCCAAACCAGCCTTTGTTATTGAGTTGAGGTAGCCTTGAGCTATTGTAACCCTACATCCTACAAAATCTTGGTCTGTTAAAACACCCATGATCGTAGGGTCAAGACCTGTAAGCTTTAAGCTTAAGTCACCTTGAACAGCCTCTTTTTCATCAGAGAACTTATCAATCCCTAACATAATGCCAGCCGCATAATATTCCGACGTTGGTTCCCCTCCAATGGAGGTTAGGATGGGGGATACATGAGTACAAATTCTATGCTCTTTCACCCCCTCTTTCAGTACAACCTTTGCAAACATTATGGTTGTTACAGTGCCATAGACACCTGATGAATATATCCTGTTCTGTTCTCCAATATCAAGCATTTGACCAATCCTCAAAGAATAAAATATCTTCCCCTGGTTGTAAGTCATAAGGCCTCAATCCTTCTGTGAGCAATATTGCCTCACTAAAGGAATACAAAGGCTTTCCACTCCTTCCAGGAATAGAAACTGCTACAGGCTGCCTCTCTAGGAAAAGCTGAAACTTAACATCTTCTCCCCATCTAATACTGAAGGATACATTGGGCTCCCTCACCATAATGCTACTTAACTCGACGATAACATTTCCACTGCCATCAGAGTTGGCATCTCTCACAACTTGATAAACCTTAGAGTCACCCCTAAACTGTATCAAATCTCCTGATGCCACTTGTGTTGTTACAGATGGGGTGAAGCCACTCAATGTTACAAAGACGCCAGTAACAGCGCTGACAGTTATGGCCCCTCCTCTAGACCAAGCCCCGAAGGGCTTGGCGTGTCCATGAGGGATGGTGGTGATTATCCTACTAGCGTAAGCATGAAACTGTAACAGCTCTGCTCTTACCTTTCTGTACTTGTCTTCATACATCGTGGGCATGTCTAGGTCGAAAGTGAAGTAGGAAGGGCTTAGCCCCTCCGTCCTCACAATACCACCTGCTGACTTACCGTGGATGCGACCATCCACTATGCCCATCTTCAGACCAATCATGTAATCAAATAACGCGCTCATGTAACTCGTCTCCTATTCAACCCCTGCTTAGATGTTTGATAGCTCTTAGAAGCTCTCTCCGTTAGTCCTCCTGACTTTGCAATAATATTTTCTATTTGCTTAACAAATAAAGGATCAGGAACACCTGAGAAGTTGAAATTATTGTGATTAATGGATGTAGAACCATCCGCCGCTCCACTCATCTTGTTTGCAACGTCGTGCTGTTGCGCCTTATTCAAGACAACTTCTCCAGCATGGGCTATAATTGGCGTTGGTTGGCCATTCATACCCTTGACTGTCCCGCCATCAGCAAACATCTGAGTGTAATCAAAATCGATCTTACTAGCATCGAAAGCAATACCTCCTTTTCCGCCACCGCCAAAACCACCACCAGCATAGCTAGAGAAAGCGCTCGCCCCTATCTGGATAGCACCTGCCAGAAACTTCTTCTCCTTAGAAACACCACTACCACCATCACCAGTGAACAACCCAAGAATGGTAGTAAAGGCATTCTTCATCCAACCACCGATGTTAGCGAATACGCTGCTAATTGTCGGCTGGAGAAGCTCAGATTGCGCTTCCAGGCTAGTACCAATGCCGTATGTGACGCTACCAATAGCTGAATCAATATCCGACCCTAGAGTTGTTCCCCAGTTGAATAGTTGATCTGAGGTCTCTGGAAGTGGAAGGTTGAGTAGCTGTGCTTCCTCTTCTTCTGAGGAAGGGAGACGTCCCAAACCCAAACTCGGAGATGGCTCAGCGAAGTTGAATTTGCTGTCTCCCGGCGAGTCGAAGCTGAAAATATCGTTGAAATCAAACTGATTGCCAAAGTCTCCTATCTCTCCCTGATTAAAGTACCTAGCGATTGACTCTTCTTCTTTAACTCCTTGTCCTGTGAGCACTCTTGTGGCTTGGAAAGCACCTTGAGTGCCTTTGCCTAACCAATCTCCTAATTTCTCTGTGATATTGAGCCCACTTTCACCGAAAATAGCTTCAGCGATACCTGCGGCTATCCCACTATCAATATTCTCTTTAACGCTTGCAAGGATCGTTTTATAGTCGAAGGCACCTCCACCAATCCAACGCTCGATACCAGACTGAAATGAGCCTGCAATTGACTCAGCTCCACTCCTTCCTATTTCCTCCAGCTTTACTCTCCAAGAGTTCAGCGTATCTGACAGCTGCTTATCAATTGTCTTTAGAATTTCTACATACCTTTCACCATCGATGTATCCTAACTTATAAAGGTTGTTTAGCTCATTAAGAGTCGTTTGATACTTTTGAATCTCTATCTGGGAATCATCAACCGATGCGGAAAGCTGTTGAGCGGCTGCTAGCCTCTGCTCATGAAGCGTTTCCTCATCTCTCAGAACCTTGTCTCTTTCTCTCTCTAACGCTTTCTGTTCTGCTCTAGACAAGCCTGCTGCTACTGCTCTCCTATTTGCCTCTTCTCTATCAAATGTCAACAGACTCAATCTTCTGATCTGATTTACAGCATCCGCCAAAGCAGACTTAGCCGATGCATTTTCAGGATCAGCAGCTAAGGCATCTTGGGCATCCAACGCCAACTCCTTGAAGCCTTCAAGCTGTCCTTGAAGCTCCTCACTGAGAGGGATAGGTCCAAATACAATCTTACGTTCTTCCTTCAGCGTCTTATTAATTTCCTCTATGAACGCCAACAGGGAAGGATCATTTTCTGTCCTGATAATCGGTTGTGTTACCGCTTTGTCTCCTCCACCGAAGTTCTCAACTAGAGCTTTCCACTTCGCTTTAGCCTGATCAAGATATCCTGCGATTTCTGTAAGACCAGTGGCAACCTTAATCCTCTCCGCCAACTCTGCCTTTATTTCTTCATCGGATCTTTCTTCGACAGGCTGTGTTACTGGAACAGGCTTTTGTGGATTGATCAAGTAACTATTAAGGTTGTAGTCTTGCTCCTGTGCCGCAGCTACAACGTCTTTAATACCAATCCATATCTTTTCCAGGTAAGAGTTTGACTTCTTAACTTCTCCTTCATTGATATCAACACCGATTGTTATATTCTTATCATCGGAACTAACTCTCGTAACAACTTCCCCGCCTGTATCGTACCCAACTATCCCTCCATCTCTAAAAGCAGGAGCATTAATTTTGTCTAAAAGCTCCTTATTCTTTTCAGCATTACGAGCTGAAACGATAAACTCACCGTTGCTGACTCTTGCTAATACCTTCTCGTCTTCATCCTCATCAGCGGGCAATAGAGGAGAATTACCGCTATTTATAGCCTCTAGTAGAGGTCTGTGTTTCTTCGTAGACTCGGCATTTATTACATATTCACCGTTTGACAAATAACGGAGGATGCTATCACTAGTTCCTGTTCCGGGACCAGTAATGTACCCACCATCCTTATTACCAGGGACGGAGGACACTCGGTCCTCTGTAAATGCACTTCCAATCTTCTTAAAAACCTTAACGAAACCCTCAGATATGAGGGATGGTATAGTTAGTAAGAGATCTATAAGGGAACCTATGAAGTTAGAGACAAGATTAAACAATACCATCATAAAATCTTTGCTAAATACAATCCTTATCAGGTCAACTATAAGCTCGATCATGCCTGTAAACAGGTTAATTATAAACTTGCCAACCCCCATTAGAGCCTTGAGTATACCGGGGATAGCTGCAACCATGCTACCAACTATCAAAACAGGGATTACGATGAGGCCTTTTCCTATTAGTTTTGCTACTCTTTCCCCAATATCAGAGGAAGCGAACTTGTTAAAAAGCCCACCAAAGGTAGCAGCAAGTGTAAAGGCAATATTACCAAACAGCGTTTTGGGCAAGACTTTGCCTAACAGAGCAAAACCACTGCCTAACAATGCCGGTATATTCGTCGAAACAGTCTTGAAAGCAGACGTCAATGCCGTAGAAAAGAACGCCGATACTCCTGGAGCGAATTTCTCTGTCACACGAATTAAGCCTGCTCCAGCTCCAGCCACTTTTGCTCCAGCTCCAGCATAAGGAGATGCTATTAAACGTGCAGTAGCGCCCGCCAATGTCTTCGATGCTCTGTAGGCCAAAGGAACAGCGCCCGTTCCTCCAGCAGTGAACCTCGCTATACTAGCAGTACCTAACTTGTTAATAAGATTCTTTAGGGGTTCGTATATATTATTTTTGGCCGCTCCTGATAATGTCGTTCCTACCTTGCTAAGAGCGCCAGGTGACTTCTCCTTAACCGCTCCCAAGCTATCCTTGATTCTTTGCTCGATAATGTCAATCGTAGCATTGCCCAAGAAAGGGCGAACTTGGGGTACCTTTTGTCCCAGACTAATTACCTGTTCACTCACCCTCGCCCCAATCTGTCGAGCTTTATCAGGAAATAAAGTGGTGAAGGCGGCTTTAGTTGGAGCTAAGAACAGATCATCAAAAGCCGTATATAAGGATCTGACGAAGGTGGGGAACGGACCCCTATTGGCAGATCTGAGGATATCCTTCTCTAACTTCTCTAGCGCATCTGTAGCGAGCCTCGCTGCCTGCGCTTCTTTTGTTCTAATAGAGAGGATGGTTTGAAGGGACGACTGTTCACCCCTGATAGCAGCTACTTTGGCATTAGTTTCGGGTGCAGAAATTTGCGCCTTTCTTAATGCCTTAACGAGCTCGTCTTGCAACTCTTGCAATGCGGGAACTCTCTGCGCACCAGTAACAGATTTCAGATTTCTGTCTATCCTGATCTGCACTGCTCTTAACCGTCTTTCGATACCTTCAGGAGTCTTTGACGTCTCCGCCCTAAGACGAGACTTGAGAGCAAGATCACGCTCTTTTAACTTCAAAACCTCTTTCTCTAATCTTACAGCCGTTCCTGGCTTTATATCCAAGGCGGGATTGTTAACCTTAGCTACAGCTACTTTCGTCTTTACTTTACTCTGTATGTCTGTGAAAGCTTTTAGTTGTTTCTCTTCGAGGGAGTCTTTCAGTCTTGTCAACCCACCTACAACCAAAGAGAGAGGTGCTGTGCCTATAAGGGCAAGCAACGCAATCTTCATCCCGTCAAAAAACTCTTTAGTGAGAATTATTATGGTGTCGAAGGCTAGTGTGACAATGTCCACAACCCGCTCTCCCCAAGAAACGTCTGGCTCTGCTGTCAGAACCTTTAATGTTTCTTTAGGGTTATAAACTAACGCAATCTCTGTAATTGCTCCAATTAACTTTCTAGAGAATGATACATCTCTTTCAAAGTTGGAAGCAATAATAGAGGCAAACAACGCCTTTGATTTATCCTGTTGACTCAGAAGAGAACTCTCAATACCAGAGAAGAAAGGGACTAGAGAATCAGAAAGAGGACTATCCTCCTTTACTACTCCACGTTCTTCTAGAGAAACCTTACTAACTTTTAAAGCTCTCGTAAGATTCCCCGTCACCCGATCGGAAACCTTATCAATATCCTCCGCCACTCGCGGTCTAGACTCTATCAAAGACTCCGCCCTCTGCAAAGCAGAGAACTTAGGAGAAAAGCCAAACTTAGCTTGTGCAGCAAGACCTAGCAAGTCATCCTTAAGCAGATTACCGAAATTATTAAGTATTTTATCCCTCTCGTCTGTACGACCCTCTCCCTTAGGGATTGTAAGTCGGAGGTTTTCTACTATTAATCGTGAAAATCGTTCATTCTGCTCCGTATCAAGTTCTAATGCACGAGAGATTCGGTCAGACAGTACTCTGACAGAGTCTTGGAAAAACTTTTGTCCTCTCTCACCTGATATTAAAGGGTTAACAGCACCGCTAGGAATGTCACTGGGGACAAGGCCACCCCTCTCCTTTCTCCAATTCAGCGTATCCGTAGCAAAACTACCAAACGCTTCTCCCAAACTTACTTCAAACTCTTCCTTTGATCTCTTAAATAACGCCCCACCACCCTGAATAAACTGTATTACTGTCCTAGTCAGACCTAGTAGGAGAATGGGTAGGGTGCCAGTTACGAGTCCTATGACAGTCTGAAGAAGTGCTGTGGTGTCTAAGAAATCCTTAAGATTAGCGACCGAGAAGCTATCTAGCGGATTCTTTATATCACTGAAGTCAAAGAAGCCCTCTATAGCTCCTCTTATGTCAGGGAGTCTCATGTCTGAAAGCAGAACAAGAGAATCCGAGCTAAACTGGATTAAATTCGAGAGGAAATCACCTATTACATCTACTAAAAATGTTAAAGCACTCCCTACTTTCTTTACAATGTCGCCCAGTCCTAACGCCTCAAGGAAGCCTGGCTCCTTCTCAACCACCGTCTTAGTGGGTTCAAGTAAACCTTTTGGAGGAGAGCCAATCTTCTCCAACCCATCAGGAATGATCTTGTCAAATACACCTTTCCAGAAAGAAGGCGTAAAAATCTTCGCCCCCAACAAACTGCTTTCCATCTCTCGGTACTGATCAGCGAAGGCTTGCCAGAACCCAACAGCTCCAGGAGGAGGTGTAATAGCTTCCTTTACTGCTTCAAGCTCTTCAGCAACAACATCTCCGAAAGCACTCTGCTCTACACCCTTTTCTACTTCTTTTTCAATCTGATCGCTAATTATTCCAGCCCATGTCCACTTCCGAGGATCAAAAGCCTCTTCCACCATCCCTCTCAGGGTTGTTGGAGCTTCCTGTAGCCTAGGAGAAGGCTCATCAAGAGCTGGTATACCCGTCGGTATAATCCGTCGCAAGGCAGCCTGATAGCCGGGACTGGCAGGCTTCTTGAGTTCGTCTATAGTGGCTTGCTGGCCCTTTGCTAATTGGATAGTAAGCCTGGTTAGTCCATCGTCTGTTTTAGCTACTAGGTTTCTTAACAGGGGATTGTCGCGTGTTTGCTCTGGAACAATACTAGCTAGCTCTTCTACAAAGCTACGATCAACCTCAAACTCACGGTTTGATGTCGTCACTCTCTCAACAATCTTTTTTACCAGCTCAGGGTTTCCGGGCTGGGCCAAATCTATAAGAGGATTAATGCCCTTTACGAATAATGCTGCTAATGTATCAACTTGCGTATCTGAGAACGATGTAACGACAGTAGGTACAGGAGCGGGTGGTCCTTCTAGATTGGCGGCTGCTTGAGCCATAGCAGCAACTTGTTTAGCCAACTCCATTAGGGAGGGGGCTGTCGAGGATCTTCCTACTGCTTCCGCTGTGAAGTAAGTTCGAGCTTCATCAGCGAGGTTTAACCTACTCTCAATGTTACTTCCTGTAAGGATATCGTCCGCAGCACTATACTGCGGTCGGAGCATATCATACAGCTTCTTAAGTGTCGCCCCAACTCCTCTCTCTTCAAGAGGTTCGATAACTCCCGGCCTGAAGCCTGAATAAAAGGGAAAGTCCGTTTGAGGAAAGTTTGGAAAGAGACCAACCGGCCTTTGCTTTTGTAGTTTGGGAGCGGCAGCAGCAGCATCAGGAGCAGTTCTGGTGAAGAAACCCTTAAAAGAATCCGCCACAACCCCAAATAAAGAAGACCAATCTGTCATAAAGAAAGATTGAATTTCCGGAGGAATAGCAGACTCTATTATCGTGTATACATCATTTCCCTGAGCGAGCCTTCTAGCCGCCATTACATCTCTAGTTCGGAGCAAAGCGGCTGATAAATCAGCTGCAGAATCCCTGAGGAGTGATGCAGCATTACTTAAAGGAGTAGCAGCATCAACGAGAGGAGCAAGCTCTAGGAGCTTCTCGACCTTAGGCTTTATTCCTAATACGAAAGCCGTACCTGTCCCTCTCTCAGACTGAGGAAGATACTGTGTGATCCATTCGGGGAGGGAGGGCGTCTTCTGAACCAAGTCCTCCATCGCAACGTTAAAGCGTTTGATAAAGCCGTCTAGACGTGCAATGATAGCGTTATCTGGGACTAAGGAATCCCATTTTGCTTTAGCACCATCAATACTCTCACCAATACTGGCTCTCATTCGCTTGACAGCAAGGATACCCTCTTCGGCAAAATGCTCAATAACCTGTAGCATGTAATTGACGTTAATTTCCACACCAAACAATGAGAAATTAAGATCGAGCTCATGCCTGAGCTTATTCCAAAGCTTTTTGACACGTTCAGCTAGTGAGTTAAACGGACCTTCACTGAAGTAGAACTTTACTAATTCCTGCGGGTCTCCTTCAGCGAGAATTTTACGAAATGTTCTAACACGCGTTTCAAAGCTTGAGAAAGCAAGCTTCGTCTTAATCATCGCCATACTAACTTGATTGGCGATATTCTCTGAGGCACCTAATACAACAGCAGTTAGCTTCTTAGTGGAGTTTACTATGACGGAGTTAGCTCCACTAACCCTTATTGCGTTATCAGCAAACGTTGTTAAAGCGTCCTTAAGGTTGGAGAAGGCACCGGCTATCGTATCAACCTGCCGAGCGGCAGCGCCAGCGTACCTACCCTCACCCAAAAGCTTTAGCGCCCCTATTACATCCTCAGAGCTAATCTTACTGGCTGTAGTTAATTCTCTAAGCCTAGAGACACTCAGGCCGACTTCACCTATAACGTCTCCTATCGCCCTAGCGAAGACGTTCAGAGGTATTCTATTGTCAACCAACTGGCCTATTGTCTCGCCTGTAAGCTTACCTTCACTAGCAACCTTAGTAAAGAGGGCAGAAATACGCTCCAGGTCGTAGCTACTACCACCGATAGCAGCTGTCAAGTCAGCGATATTCTGAAGTCTTCCTGGAACGTCCGCTATTTCAGCAGAAGACAGCCTAGCGTACGCGTCAACTAGCGTTCCAACATCAAAGGGTGTTTCTGCTACTATTCTATTTATTTCTTTGAAAGCGGTTGCTGTAGCCTTCGCAGAGCCCAACACTGTATCGAGCTGCGCTGACATCCGCTCAAAATTAGAAGCCACGCCAACAGCTTGTGTAGCTAATACACCCAACCCAACAGAGCCAGCAATGGAGAGCAATGTAGTGTTAAGGCGACTAAAAGATTTGCTAATTTTGCTGGTATTGCTCTCAACCTCAACCAGCGATTTGTTAAGGCGAGCTAGATCGGCTCTCGCCTTACTGGAATTGCCTTTGATTTCTAACTCTATCGCCATGATCTGATCCCTATAAAAAAAATGCCCAGAAGCCGTTAAGGCTTCCAGGCAAGACGCATGTCAAAGGACGACGTCATCAAAATATTGTCTGGCAGCCTGTTGAATAAATCCTGCTCTCGCTTGTTTAGAGCTGCCATTATTTAGCCTATCAATGTAAGGCACACCGTTAGAAAGAAATAGAATTAGCGGCGTGCTAGAGCTAGGCTGTGCGAGAAGAACCGTTTGAATCGTTGTAGCGTCTTTCCTTACGTCCTTATATTGACCTCGGGAATAGCTTAAATTCCAGCTATTCCTTGCCCTCCCTGTATCAACAGGTGTTACCACCTTTAGATGCCCGTAGAGTTGTAATGCCCTTCTCCTTATCTCTGAGTTACCTTCTGAAACAAGCGCTTTCTCTATATCCTTCTTAGATAAACCTTTGAGATTAATGGAGTAGGGCATAGGATCCTCCTCATGATAGCCAGCTATGCTTCAAGCCTTTAAACATCTTAGAGTTCAGGAACGAGGAAGAGGACATCTTGTCTTCCTCCTTGTCCCTACGTTTCTCAGCAGCTCTATTTACCGCCGCTAAACTCGGGAATAGCATTTCCGGCTTAATCTTGGCTCCGTTAGAGATAACAATTGCAGCAGCTCTGTTATCAGCCCTCCAGCCAGGAGGTCTTTCAGCCGTAAATTGCATCCACTTAACAAACTCCGTATAAGGCATTTCACTCAATAGCTGGTAGACAGGCATTTTTAGATGCCAAGCCAACTCATAATACGCTATTTCGTCGTCTTGGAGTTGGCAGTAGGTGCTTTTCCCTTCTTGTCTTGGCCCAACCCACTGATTTCAATAATCTTCTCAGCAAGATTGGTGATTTCTTCCAAGGCAAAAGAGTCAAGTTCCTCATCTGACAGGTCCGAGGCACCCTCTACGGAAGCACGAATGATGAACCGAACAGAATCAAGCTCGTTTGTTTGGCCATCAGCGATACCCTTGGCAATCTCCTTAACGCTCTCAACCTGCCCAACGGTGAGCTTAGAAGCCTTTACATTCCCACCCATAAAAGGCAAGTCGAAGATACGACCATTACCCAAAAACTCTCTCATTCTTGTGTTCTCCTAGAAAAAAGCGCATGATTTTCCTTTTCATAAGACTCTACCATCGTCTTCATATCCTGAAGGGTATTCAACGTTTGTAGAATTTCCTCTGATCTCTCAGGGCTTTCTTTAGAAGCTTTCAAAGAATTAGCTATACTAATATCAATGGAACGCTTCATGTGGTAAGCCGTAGTGCTTAAAATATACCCCATTGAAAACACTTTCATATTACGAACTCCATACTGTATCGCTTTTCTAAAGAAAAGCTTTTATTTGTGCCAAGAAGCTTTCTCATAATCGCTAGACTTGGGGAAATCAAGCGGAAGAGTGCTTTGCAGGTAAGAGGAAATATACTGATCAATACGGTCCATAATCAGCAGGAATCGACCATAATCAGCAGGATGGAATGCATTAGACTTGTCAGCG